CTTCGCTCTCAACGGCCTTGATCCCGCCGACATACGCTTCTATCAGCGTAGACATATGTGCCGGGAAACGGGTAATGAAGGCCCTCTCACGGAAGGCATCGGCAGACTCTCCCAGGGCGCGACGACGTAGGTAGGTGCCGTTCTGCGGACCACGGATGCGGTCCTGCCTGTCAAAGTCTACTGTGACCTCAGAGAGACGCTTGCGCCCCCTGATGCCGCTAATATCCATGAATGGTGAGAGCGTACGCTCCTTCCCTGCCCCCGACGCAGGGTCTGCCATTCTGCTTGACTCTATCTGCGATACCAGTAGAGCATCGCCTGTAAATTGATCCCTTGCAAACTGCCGCTGATAAGCCTCCACATCGTAATCTGGATGCTTGTTGTCTACCCAAAGATTGGACATATCAAATAATGTTTATGAAAGATGCCCCTGCGCTTGCCTTCGGCTTGGGATCGTAGATCGCCAGTTCCAAAGCGTTTCTGCGGTCAGGGCTTCTCCTAATCAGCGTTTTCAGTTTCTTCTTGTCGGCCACCTTGCGGCGACCCTTCGTATCCATTGTGTATGTCGTTGATGCCAACTCCTCTACCAGCATACTGTCATCAGGCACGGCACCGCCAGCCTTTAGCCAGTCGGCTAAACCAAATGCCATCTCACTTCCAGCATCTGCATAGTTGTCGGAATCAGTTGCGGGAGATTGGAGGTGAATAGGACGCACTCTAATTCCAAGTTGCTGTGCCAAGTCCATGTGTGACAGGGCATCCACTGGAGAAGCTCCGAGTCCGATCTCATCTATCTTTACCTCTATCTCTCTGTCTGTGTCGCGGCGAAGCCGACGAACGGTGTCTACAATCTTACTGGCTACCTGCACCCCATCCGATCCTTGCAGGACCACGGGTTCCATTGCCCAGTGGCCGCGAACAGGAAAAATGACGGTTTCATCATCTCCGAAGCGGGCTACGTCAACACCAAGGCGCAACGCACCCTCGCGGGATACTGTGGGCCATCGGTCCTTTGCAAACTCAATAGTTTCAAGCCCGTATACCGTATTGTCGCCGTGGCCGGGGAAGTCCCCCATTACACGAACGCGGTACAGCGGGCTGTCCTCGCCCCATTGGTCCTTCTTCTGCTGGCACCACTTCTTGGTGGCAAGACCGGGGATCTGTACTTCGCCCGTCACATTCGGGCTGTCCCAGCTGCTGATTTTTATGCAGTGCCACGACGCTCTATACTTATTGAAAGCGTCAAAGAAGTGTCCACTCATCTTCGTACCCTGCGAAGCCATTACCATCTTGGCACCACCAGCCATGTTTCCTTCCATGGCGGAAAACACAGCGTCTTGTATGCCCGAGGCCTCATCAAGCAGGTACATCACATGGGGAGAGGAGATACCAGCAGCATTCTCAGCCTCCTTTGCAGAGAAGCCAAAGATTTGGTTGCCGCTGGTGAAAGTTAGGCCCGTGGCGGGATCAAGCGAAGGCGGTTTTATACATACCTGCTGGAGGATCGGGGTTCGCTTGTATGCTGCGCGGATTTCACGCCACGCAATGTCCTTCACCTGATTGAAGGATGCCGCAGATAGGGCAACACGCGCATCCTCCCCCAAGAGGTGCCATTTGAAGGCCCACCACAGGGCCAATACCATAAAGGACCGTGACTTTGAAGTCTTATGCCCGGATCGGATGGCAACCTGGTCATTATCTCTGACGGCACGTAGCAGCTCACGCTGCTTTGACCACGTTGTCTCACCCAATACGTTTTCAGCAAACCATACCGGGTCCTCACACTTCTCGGCAAGGGCCTTAATGTCATCGGGAGTTGGCATTAAATCAAAGAACTATATTTTTCGGGCCGCGATGATAAGTTCATCAAACGCAGACAACTCCTCGCCTACGCTGGACTGCCTGTAACCACCGTAATGCTTCATCAGGCGGTCTAAGGCATCATCTGCCGGGTAGAAGTCAAACTCCGTCCCGTATTTTGTCGGCCTCATCTTCTTTAGGAGTGAACCGTAGCCCTCTTTCTGCATCTGCTTGACATCAAATACATATTCAATGCCCAAATGCAGTTCGCCCTCGCAATGAGGACAGGCGACAGGCACCTCCCGCAGGTATTTCATCAGGTCCACATCAGCAATCGCCGAAAACTTGGCAATCACCTCTTCCATCGGCATCTTCAGAGCATCCGACTGATCTATCAGCCGCCGCTCCACCTCTGCCCAGATGTGTTCCTTCTTAAACAGCTTGTGAGCCTTAACCTTCATCGCCCGGTACGCCCTTCCGTCGTCCTCCTGACCCTCTGGCACCTTAGCGCAGTAGTAGCCAGCGGCTTCGTAGGAGCGGACCTTGTTCCGATAGGTCTGGCTCTCTGGATCAGTGTACAAGTCCACCAGCTTGGCTTCCTTATCTGTAAACTGATCGTATGTCTTTAATTCGTGTCTTTCTGGCATCCCGATCCATA